CTACGGCATCAAGATCGAAGACGTGCCTCTGCCCCGCGTGATCAAGCCCGACGTGTCTGGCGCGCGAAACGCCAAGCGGATGCGGATGCGGCGTCTGCGCGAGCGCGAGGGGCAGAGCTTGGGCGATCATCCCGGTTCCGCCCCGTTTCAGCCGGAGGAAGGGACATGAACGTCGCCATGCGCGCAACCGCCAGAAACACACAGGAATTCGTGCGTTGGGCAGGGCGCGCCGAGTTTGGGCAGTCTGTCACCTATCACATCGGGAACCTCGCCCGGGATCGCGCGGAGTCGCCTGTGCTCCACGCCCTCGCAGAGGCCGTGATGATCTTCCGCGAGCGCAAAGTCATCGTCACCAGTCGGCAAATCATGCACCTGCCCTTGGGCACCTCAACCTGGTACGTCGCCACCCGATCAGGCCACGGTCGCGCGCCAAGAGCGCTGTTGCTCGATCAGTGCGACCCTCACGAATTCCGCGCTTTGGAGGCAATACACCGCCGTGACCCCGCGCAATCCGCAAGTCGAGCGATCCGCGACCACCTTGGATGCCCCGAAAGCCTCGCCATCGATCTTTTGTCCCGACTTTGCGCGAGGGGGTGGGTTGAGCCCGCCAAGCCCCGCGGGTGGCGAATGACCCCCAGCGGGCAACAAGTGCTCGCGTGACTATGGGGAGCCAGATGCCAGAACCGAAATCGGCCTTCATGGCGATGATTGGACAGCCTGCGGGGGAGCGGAGCCGCAACAACAAGTATGACCCGGCTCATTGTCACACGATCAAGCTGCTCGCCCAGGCCGGCAAGTTTCCAGAGACTTGGGCCTGCAAGATCGGCGTGTCGGTCGAAACCCTGCGGCGATGGGGGCACACGTACCCGGAATTCAAAGATGCGCTGATCATCGCAAAGCATCTGCTGGGGCATTACTGGACCGAGCAAGTCGCCAGCGGCATCAAGGATCCGAGAGCCAACAGCGCCATGTATGCGCTGATACTGCGCCGCCTCCCTGCGCTCTTCGGCCGCGAGCCCGTGGACCTGACGGATTACGTCCTGCGCCCTGACGATCCGGGCGACGAGGTGGGCGGTCATGGGATGTCTGCAGAGGCGATCAGCAAAGCCACGGATGAGGATCTGCGCGCCCGGCTTGAAGTGCTGCGTCGGCGCAGGCAGGAGGAGCGCGGATGATGTGCCAGCGTGAGGGTGACGCCTCGCGCAAGGTGGGGCGATCCGCTTTCAGGCGTTCCTGATCATGGCGCCGGATTGAGGCTGCATGCGTCTGACCCCCGATGAAATGGAGGAATTCAGGATACAGGAGGCGCTGGACAAGCGCGCCGCACGGAAGTCATTCCTGGCCTTCTACATGCGTATGACCGGCATGTTCCCGCCGCGGCATTTCAGGTTGATCGCTGCGCTAGCCGAGGCGCTAGAGCACGACCAGATCGACAGGGCCATGCTGTTCGCGCCTCCGCGGCACATCAAGACCTTGGGGATCTCCATCCTTCTGCCCGCGTGGATCATGGGCCGCCACCCGACGAGCAAGATCATGTCGGTGGTTCACACAGACCGATACGCAAAGAAGGTGGGCAAGAACGTCCGCAACCTGTTGCGCAGCCCGCTCTGGCCTTTCGATGAATGCCAGGCGCCTTTCGAGGATGTTGATCTGGCCGACGACAGCCAGGCCAAGGAACAGTGGGCCACACCGCAGGGCGGGGAATACAACGGATTTGGGATGTTCGGTGGCAATCAGCATGGCAACCCCGCCGAATGGCTGTTCATGGATGACGTGATCAAGGGGCGCAAGGTGGCGATGTCGGCGCACATGCGGGACGAGGCATGGGAGACATACAAGACCGACCTCCTGTCGCGTCTGCAAGGGCGCCGCAAACAGGTGATTGCCATCACGCGCTGGCACCAGGATGATCCTCCAGGCCGCATTCTGCCCGAGGATTATGACGGGCGCAGCGGGTGGTTTCAGGACCGTGAAACCGGCGAGGACTGGTATGTTCTGAGCCTGCAGGCCGTGGCCGAGCACGAGGATGACCCGCTTGGTCGCAAGCCGGGCGAATGGCTATGGCCGGAGCAATCTGGTCGGCCCTTTATCAGCAACGCCCCAGCCCCGCAGAGGGCGTCATGTTCACGGCAGAGCATATTCGGAGATATGACCGGGCCGCGATCGACCTGACGCGCATGCAGGTCTACATCGCGTCCGACTATGCCGTCACCGAGGACGGCCAAGGAGACAACCCCGACTGGACGGTGCACCAGGTCTGGGCGGTGGATGACGAACGCAACATCTACCTGCTGGATATGTGGCGCGGCCGCACCCAATCCGACACCTGGGTCCGCGAGTGGATACGTCTGGTCCAGAAGTGGAAGCCCCTGCGCGCGTTTGAGGAAGGCGGCGTGATCCTGCGCGCCGTGGGGCCGATCATCAGCGCCATGATGCAAGACAACCGGGTGTTCGTGTCGCGCATGCAAATCGCCAGCATCACCGACAAGCCGTCGCGCGCCCAAGCCCTGCTGGGGCTCGCATCCATGGGGAAGATGTATCTGCCGCACCGCCACCAAGTCAGCAAGGCGCAGCTTGTGCATCTGGATGCATTCGAGAAGGAACTGTTGACATTCCCGCGCGGGACCAAGGACGACACCGTAGACGCCGCCACCCTCTTTGCCCGCGGCATCGACAAGGTGTTGCTGGGCCAGAAGCCCCAAAAGGCACGTTCGCCGCACGGGGATACCCTCGATGACCTATGGGAAAAGGCGGGGCGATAGGGACCGCTGGGATCGGGCATGTCACGACTTGGAATCGTTCCTGTTGGCGCAATGGGCGCAGATGGCATCGACGCGGTAGAATACGCCCCGCAGACGGGTGGGCCTGACGTGCCCGAAACCACCGACGAGGCCGCACAGGGCGGGCCGTCCGAGGTGGCGATCTTCTGGGAAAAGCAGATCACCGCCGCGCTGCTGGCGGAACGCAGGTGGCGCAGCGAGGCAGAAAGCGCGGAATCCGCCTATTTCGGGCCGGATGAAGATCCGATGGTCCGCGATGGTGACGCCGCAAAGGACGCCAACCGCATCAGCGAGATGACCTCGACCATCCACGCGAACATCGACGTTTTGAAGCCGCTCCTGTTCTCGGAGACGCCCGTGCCCGTCGTTCAGCGGCGATTCCGCGGCGACGGCAAGCGAACCGACGAAACCGACCTGATGGCGACAGAAGCGGGCCAGAGGATCGCGCAATGGGTGCTGTCCACCACCGCGTTCAATGAAGCGATCGAGGCCGTCCGTGACGACTGGCTGATTGCAGGCCGTGGTGCGGCACGCGCCTTCTACAAGGCGCGCTTTGAGCCCGCGATTGACCCCGCGACCGGCGCGGCGGGCGAGGCCAAGGTCGATGAGGTGGTATACTGTAGTCATTGGGAGTGGCGCCGCCTCGTCATGGCGCCCGGGCATTCCTGGGAGCGCATGCCGTGGATCGCGTTCGAGGTGCCGATGACGCGCAGCCAGATCGAGGCGGCGTTTCCTGATTACGCCCACATGGTCAGCTACAACCAGAAGGGGCTGATCGACCGCAGCCGCGCTTTCAGCGACAGCGACCGGCACCAAGGCATCAACACCTCTGACCTGACATCCTCGGGCGACGCGCCGTCCAGCCCGTTCGACACCGCAACGGTCTGGGAAATCTGGGTCAAGGACGGTCGCCGCGTGATCTGGTGGAGCCCCGATTGCCGCCAGCACATTCTGGACGAGCAACCCGACGCCCTCAACCTTGAGGGTTTCTGGCCGATGCCCAAGCCTTTGCTGGCCACCACCAAGGGCCAGTCCATGAACCCCAGGCCCGACATCCGCTATTACGAGGCCGCCGCCGACGAGATTGAGTCCGCAACCCGAAAGATGCGCGAGATACTCAGGATATTGGCCGTGGCCGGGGTCTATCCAGGCAATGCCGAGCAGGAGGTGACGAAACTTCTGTCTGGCCGCAACGCGGTCTACCCGGCTCAGGCTTGGGCTGCACTGATGGACAAGGGCGGCACACGCGAGTTGATCCAGTGGTTGCCGCTGGACGCCATGGTCGCCGCTTTGAGTGCGCTGAACATGATGCGTGAGCAAGCCAAGCAGCGCATGTTCGAGGCGTCCGGGGTGTCGGACATCATGCGGGCGCAGGGCGACCCCAGGGAGACCGCGACCGCCCAGCAGATCAAGGGCAAGTATGCCGGCATGCGCTTGGCGAGCCGACAGCGGCGCATGGCAATCTATGCCCGCGACATGCTGCGCATCCTGGTCGAAATCGCGGTCGAGATGTTCGACACCAAGCGATTGGCCGACATCTGCGGAATCGACATTCCGCTCACCGAAGCCGAGCGCGCGCAAATGATCCAAGAGCGGCAGATGCTTGAACAGGCGCATGCCGCCTATGGCCGAATGATGCAAGAGCGGCAGATGCTGGAACAGGCCGCGCAGTCGCAGGGCGGCAGCGTCACGCTTCCGCCCCCGCCGCCACCGCCGCCGCCCGTGCCTGCCGACCGGATTCCGCAGACTTCATGGGAGCTT